GTTTGAGACGGTGGAGCCGTTCATGGACACCGAAGTCAACAAGAAGTCTGCCAATCCGGTCTCCAAAGCCTACGCCAAGGTGGGCATTATCATGCGTGACGTGATTGAAGCCTCCAACTTCAAACTGGAAATCCAGGAATTCCTGCTGGACAGGTCAACAACTCACACGGCAGTGATCCTTCAGGAAGAAGACGAAGAAGAAGTTGTGTTTTTCCGCAATTTGGAGCCCGGAACCTTTGCCATTGCAGAAAACTACAAAAAGGAAGTGGACACACTGGCGCGCAAAATTCCACTAACAGCCAGACAAATTAAGCAGCAATTTGCCCTGAAGACTGATTCTATACCAGCAAAAGTTCAGGAAGCTCTTGAAAAAGACAAGCTTGATGAAATGTTTGAAGTGGAACACCTAATCGAACCTAGAGAAGGTGGAACTCCAGGATCAAACAACCCCAAAAAACTTCCATGGGCTTGTTATTATGCCATTGAAAACCACATGATCCGTGAAAGCGGCTACCATGAGCAACCGTTTCAATCCTCACGCTACAACCGATGGGGAGACTCCCCTTACGGAACGGGGCCAGCACACGTAGAACTTCCCAGGGCCAGACTGCTCCAGAAAATGCGGCAAGCCCTCATAGCTCTAGGGGACCGGATAACCAACCCAGGTATTTTTGTTTCAGAGAATCAAGAGGGTGAGGTTAATCCGTTTGGCGTTACCGTAGTAGCAAGAGAAGACGCCGCAGTAGGATTGCCAAGGGAATGGCAGACCAATGCCCGTTATGACGTTACGGTTGACATGATTGACCGTGAAATCAATCAGTTGAATGACACGTTTATGATCCCGTTGTTCAAGCTCCTGATGAACGACACCGAGAGGGAGAAGACTGCTTACGAAGTCCAGAAGATGCTTGAGGAGCAGATTGGAAGAGCCAGCCCTACCTTTGCACGTCTCGACAAGGAAGTTGTGGTCAAGTTGTTGATGCGCTTGTTTAACATCTGCCTACGCAAAGGAAAGTTTGACGAAATCAAGGACAAATTGGCTGTTGAGGGAGGAATTGCACAACCAGCAATCAACTTTACGTCCAAGTTGGCCCAAGCAATGAAGGCAGTTCGCTCGAACACGGTTATTCAATTCCTAAATTCCCTCGGATTCCTTATTGATAACAAGCCTGAAATCCTTATCAACACTGACTGGAACAAGACTTATCGCCGCATGTGGATTGAGTCAGGCAACCCAGTAGACGAACTCGGTGACGAAAAGCAGGTCAAGGCCCAGCAGGAGGCTATGATGCAAGCAGCAATAGCACAACAGGCAGCAGAAACCGGAAAGACAGCAGCAGAAGCAACTAAAGCAGGAAGGTAATTCATGGCAGAGACGCAGAGAAAACCTGGAGTGCCATCGACAGCACTTAGGAAAGACGACTACAAGCAGTGTTTTGGTGTTGATAAACAACGCACGGCTTCACAAGAACGCATTTGGAACGACATCGTAATGAAACACATTCTTACGACCAGCAAACTAGAACAATCCGATCCCATAACAGCTCGGGATTTGGCAATCCACATCTACAAACAAGTAAGCTAATCATGGCCACAGAAAACGACGACCAAAACGCAGACGATCAACACCACAGTGATTCAACGCAGGATCTTGCTACCAAACAGGAAGCTTCTGCAACTACCAGCAAGGCTGGAGATGTGCTGGGTGGTGTTAGCAAAATAGCCTCACCATTTGACTTACTGTATGGTGAAAACGCTCCCACCTTTGATGACCCGACTGTTCAGGACTGGGTATCCAAGCAGAAGGACGGTAAAGGCTTCGAAAAGGGTTTGGCGGGTCTACGTAAGCTTGCCTCGCAAAAAGGCTTTGAGCCTCCTCCAGAGGACGCTGACGGCGAAACCAAGGAAGCATTCCGCAACACCATGCGGAAACTTAACCGCATTCCAGACAACATCGAGGACTACAAGGTAAACTTCGGTGAGGACTCGGGTCTGGATGAACCAACCCAGGAAGCCTTGAAGAAGTTCGGTTTTGAAAATGACGTTCCGGCATCGCTGGTTGAGAAGTTCATTCCATTTAATCAGCAGTTTGCCATGCAGATCGCAGAGCAACACAAGGAAGCAGAGCTTGAGAAAGCCTCTGAATTGTTTGGTGGACCTGACGAGTTTGGCAAAATGGCTGAAGACCTTCACAAGTTCTTGGACTCCAAGGGTTACAATTACGAAGACCAGACCTTCCGTAACGCAACCGCATGGAAGATGCTTGCTGACATGAAGGCTATGCAGGAAGAACTCAACGAACTAACAGGCGAGGGCAACCCAGTTACCACCGATCATGGTGGAGGACATAGCGGCAAGACCAAGGAAACCATGGAAGCACGTATTACCGAATTGTTGCACGGTGACACGGCAGACGCCAAGGCTTTCAAGAACACTGGAGCCGGAACTAGACACCTCGAACTACGCAAAGAATACGTTCAACTTAACAAGGACTTGGTCGCTCTAGTAAAGAAACAGCGATAAAACTTAAAAAAGTTTTGACAGTGAAGGACATAATGTTTTTCACTATACGCTATTCAGGATAATCCTTAGTGGACCCTGGCAAAAACCCCTAATGCCAGAGACCCACCCCGAGGTGGACAATCAGAGGCGAAGGACTACTTCACTTCACTTTAACCTCAATTTTGTTTTTAAATGTCCACTCCGACAGTTCAAGAGCACTATCCCGAAACTTGGGATAAATCCTGGGTAGAAGCACTTCAAACCGCTGACTCTCGCTTACTCGATACTTGCGAGAAAGATACCCTCACCGGCGACCGCAAATGGTATAACATTGGTGGCACCGTAACTTGGAAACGTAAGACTGCCCGTTATCCGCAGACTTCTTTCGTTGACTACTCAACCAGCAAGAGCTGGATCTACCCAGAACCTTGGGACGCACCTATTCTGCAAGACGAATGGGATGACGAATATCTCGATTCTATCGTAGTTCCAACCTCACGCATTATGCAGGACCAAGCCAGCGCATACAATCGTTTGCGTGACGCCTACATCCGTGACGCCGCTCAGGGCACCCGTATTACTGGTGCTAACGGCACGACTACTGAAACCTTCCCGTCTGGCAACGTAGTTGATGTCAACTATGGTGGTGCCGGTGACGTAGGTTTGACCTGGGGCAAGATCAAGAACACCCGTGAAAAGATGGACTTGGCTCGTATCCCTAAAGGTGAAAACCGTATCTTTGTCATTGGTGCTCAACAGGTTAGCGATCTTCAGTCGATGGCTCAGGCTACCGACCGTGACTACGCTAATACCATGTTGATCCGCTCTGGCGAAATCCACGGCACGTTCTGGGCTGGTTTTAGCTGGCGTCAGTATGAGGATCTGGAATTCGATCCTTCCGATGCCGATGCCCGTCAGTGTTTGGCTTACTACAAGCCCGACATCGTTCTAGGTGAAACCGGAATGAAAACTCACATGGACGTTCGTGTTGACTTGTCTCACGCTCTCCAGATCCGTCCAGTTGCAAAGCTTGGTTCGGCCCGTATCAATAACAGCTCCTACATTGTAAAATGTAAGGAAGTTTAATTTAACTTGAAAGGACTATAAATCATGGCTACTGACTGGTATTCCAATGTTGCTCCAACCGATTTTCGCGGTTCTAATCTTGCAGATGGACGCAAATGCTTAGGTGAAATTTCTATCATCAAAGCAGTTGTAACATTCTCTGACACGTCCCACCTGGACGAAGACGACATGTTTCTCGCCTATCTTCCGAAAGGAACTATTGTTTTGCCCCAGCTGTCTTACGTGCAGTCTGACGGCGGTGTCGGTGCTACTGCAACCGTAAACGTAGGCACTCCAACTTCCTCATCTGCTCTTGCAACTGCCCTTGATGTGGCTGCTGCTGGAATAGATCAGTTCGATGGACTCCCCTACCAACTCACCGTAGAAGAATGGCTTACCGCCGACTTCGAGGCACTTGCGACCCCCGCAACTGGTGTCTTGACCTTCTACGTAGCAGTGATCCTCCCGTAAGGATTTCTCTGTCGTAATTGATTAACTCACCCGAGGGGGGTTTGAGGCGCAAACCTTGAGCCCCCCTTTCTTTTTTAAAACTTAACCTATGGCAGACAGTAAAACACAGCTTGCAAACCTAGCCCTCCTAAGAATCGGTGAGACGGCTATTACTGACATCAATGATACAACTAATGACGCAGCCAGACAGTGCAAGAGACTGTTAAAGACCGTCATTAAAGAAGTGGGAAGAACCCACAAGTGGAATTGCCTGAAAACCAGATCTCAACTAGCAGCCAACACTACGGCACCAGCTTTTGGATGGGACTACTCATACACGCTTCCAGTGTTGTGTCTACAGCTTGTCACGCTCAACGGCTACTCCATTGACGAAGCCTACATCCAAAGCAAGTTCGAGATTGAAGGCAGAGACATTCTGACTGATGCCAAAGAGTGCAAAATCACTTACATAGCATACACGGATGATGTTACAAAGTTTGACTCCCACTTTGACCGCTGCGTTGTAGCCCTCCTGTCCAGCTATTTAGCCTCTATTATCGCAGGAGAAGATTCTTTGGCTGTTACCCTACGAAGGGAATACGAGGAGGTTGTCCTGCCAAGGGCAATGAGGATTGACGCCCAGGAATCTAATCCACGCAGATACAGCCTTATCAACAATTCAACGTGGTTAGAATCCCGTAGAATCCAACCAGGAGACTAATCTTGTCCAGAGACAGTAAGAAATCCCTGCTGAACTTCAACGCCGGAGTTTGGTCATCAAAACTTGATGGTCGCATTGATCTTGAGAAATACAGTGCTGCCTCAAGAACGGCTGACAATTTCCTGATCCGTCCCCACGGAATGCTGGAGCGTAGACCAGGAACCAAGTTCAAGGCCAGAACTAAGAACAATGGCGTTGCTTTACTGAAAAAGTTCCAGTTCAATACCAAAACGGGCTACATTATGGAGTTTGGAAACCAGTATATCCGGTTCTTCAAGGACGGTGACAGGGTTACTCAGGCAACCAATACCATTTCCACGGCGGCATGGTCAACCGACAGAACAACCTACACTACAGCAAATCCACATAACCTTGCTCCAGGTGACAGATTTACGGTTGCTGGTGTTACCCCATCGGCTTACAATGTTACCAATGGTATCGTTGCAACTACCCCCACTTCAACCACTTTTACCTACATTACTTCTGATCCAGGTGCGGCTTATTCCTCAGGAGGAACTTTAACCGAGCCATTTGAGGTGACTACGGCTTATGACTCGGATGCTATTGCGCTGCTTAACATTAGGCAGATCAACGACATTGTTATCATAACTCACCCGACTATCGCGCCAGCTATCCTCAAAAGATTAACGGAGACCACTTTTGAGTTGCAAACCATTAACTTCAGGCAACCCCCGTTCAGAGACGAGAACTTGTCTGAAATTGAATTATCCATTTCCCACACTGCCGGAACTAACCGGACTCTTACTGCCAGCGCGCCCGCATGGGCCACTTCCACATTCTACCCTGCCGGAACCTACCGGTATGACTTTGTTACAGAAGAAATCTACATAGCCAAGGAAGATCATATTTCAGACGCTACTGCTTTTGCCAATGACATTGACAAGTGGGAGCTTGTTTCTGTGTTTACCTCTGAGAATTTGTACGGATATTACAGGTTAGGCCACAGGAGGGACGCCACAAGCGTTCAAAGGGCTTTGTATAACTATGCAAGCGGTGGAGGAGGTGGTGGAGGTAATGTAACGGGTGTTGACGGCTCCAGCAGCTACATAACCATTGTTGGAGACTGGACTTTCTCAACGTCTGGCGTTTGGGATGCTGACATAACCATTGAAAGGCGTGACGCAATTACAGGCGTTGTTGAGGTAATTTACTCTGGGTCATCTAGGGACGGTAACCGCAACATCTCTATCGCCGGAACAGAGGACGTTACCACTGAGCTAAGAATTACCGTGGACAACGCAGCAGTCCCCAACACCCAGGGAGACAGTGACGCCTACGCTTATCTTGAAGCTTCAGATGCGTTTCTTTATGGCTATTGCAAGGTAACTGGTTTTTCAAATTCCAGACAAGTCACGGTTGATATTATATCTGACTTTGAAAAGGCAGCGTCTACTGACGTATGGTCTGAAAGTTCATGGTCTACACGCAGGGGCTTCCCTATTGACGTAGATATTTACGAGCAGCGTCTTATTTTTGCGGGATGCACCGATCAACCCCTTAATGTCTGGGCTTCTGTTATTGGAGACTTCTTTAATTTTGACTATGGCAACGGTGAAGACGACAAAGCTTTTGCGTATGCCCTTCCGTCCACTGAGCGAAATCCAATAACCTGGATCATTGGAGGCAAGTCCATCCTGATCGGTAACGGCAAAGAACACGGTATCATGTCGTCCGGCTCAGAGGATCTTCCAATTACTCCTAGCAATGTTCAATATAGGCCACAGGAAGCCGTAGGATTCAACGGAATCAAGCCCGAAATCATAGGCCCCATCTATGCTGGTGTGGAACGCAATGGACGTAAGTTGCGTGAGATTGCCTACAAGTTTGACCAGGGTGTGTCTGGAGGCTATACAGCAGCAGACCTTAACCGACTGAATGACGAAATCACTGAGTCAGGCATTGTTGAGATCGCCTATTCCCAGTTGCGTGAACCCTACATCTACTGCGTTCTTGCAGTTGGAGATATGGCCGTTCTGTCCTATAACCGAGAGGACGGCATCGTAGGCTGGACCCTATGGACAACCTCAGGAAACTACGAGTCTGTCGCAACCATCAGGGGAACCGACAATGATGAAGTCTGGATAGTTAGGAAAGAGGACGCAAGCAACAGGTTCATCGAGCAGGTATTTGCTGACACTTGGTCTGACATCAATGATTGTTGGTATGTGGACTCTGGGATTGAGTATTCCGGTTCCGCAACCACAACCTTTACGGGACTGGAGCACTTGGAGGGCAAGGCCGTTCAGGTGTTTGGAGACGGTGCGCCACGCTCTATTGACACATCAGTGTCATCTGTCGTAACCAATGGCTCAATTACTATTGCTGGGTCTGGAGTTGAAATAGCCAGAATTGGGCTGCAATACCTCTCCACATGGCAACCCATGAGGTTGGATATAGATTCTCTGACAGGAAGCTCTCAGGGGCTCAGAAAGGCCATTAAACACCTCAATGTGCGCTTATTCAGGTCGGCTACCTTTAAGATTTACAACGGAGTGGCTACGGATACCGTTCCATTTAACCAGACAACCAACACAATGGATGTCTACATTCCAGCGTTTACGGGAGAAAAGTATGTGAATTGGGCTACTACTTTTGGCTCGACAGCAAACAATGCAAAGTCTACCGATAATGATCCTCCTTTATATTTTATCCAGGACTTACCGCTACCTTTGACATTGGTTGCAGTTATCGTCCACTACAAGATTGCCGGATAATGATGAACCCGTTGCAAGCTATTAAGAACAAACTGTTTCCAAAACCACCAGAGTCAGTCGAGTGTTTTCTTGAGCATTTTTTCAGTGACAAAATTTACATTAGACAGATCACAATGCCAGGAGGTGCTTTTGTAAAAGGTGAACGACACAAAACTACTCACTTAAACTGCATAGTCAAGGGCAAGGTCATTGTTTACGACATGGTAAACCAGAAGCTTGTAGCACTGGACGCAACTTACAGGCCCGTTATCTTTGAATCAAAAGCAGGAGTATCCAAGACGCTATACATTCATCAGGAAACTATCTGGCA